AATAAAAGAAGCAACTGAGCGTCAAAAAACTAAGAGTCAGTCTAAGATTAAAGCGAGCGAGATACAAACTAAAAAGCAATATGACCAGTTTGTTAACCAAAGTCTTGGCTCTAAAAAAGCAAGAACATTTGCTAAACGTCTTTATCTAGCGGCACAGGATGGACGAGAAGATGCGGTCCTTCACATGGCTAGTAAAATGGCTGAGAAATCAGGGTTTACCAAAGCACTCGATGCGTCGCTTCAGTGGTTCATGGGTAACATACTTAGTGGGCCTCCATCTTATGTATTGAATGGACTCTCTCCTATCTTAAGTAGGACGCTAATGAAACTGGAACGCGGAGTGGGTGCATTGGCATCAGGCAACACGGATCTCTTTAAGGCTACCATGAGTTTAGATTCCATGTTTGGCAGCGTCAACAAAGCGTGGTCAATGGGAGCTAAAGCTGTTAAAACTGACTCTGAATCTTTACTAGGAGGCTCCCGAGCTTTAGACCCGGAAAGTGCCGCACATGGATTAGGCGCATTTCACTCAAGTAACTTCAACAGTAAATTCATGTCCTCTGAACCAATGGTGATGATAATGGACACAATGAACACGCTTACGAGACTTCCTTTCCGTCTTAACGGCGGCGCTGATGTTATCAACAAAACCTTTGCGGTGGATAACTATCTTAACACTCACTATCGTATGGAGGGGTTAGCAAAAAACTTAACCGGGGACGAACTCGGTGCATACATTGATAAAAATGTCCGCAAGATGTTTAATGAAGATGGGTCTTTGTTTTCCGAAGAACGAATGATGAAAGCATACGCAAAACGCGCTATGGATGAAGGGTTTGATGAAACTGACCCAACTGCTATTGGACGTAAGCATGCTGAATTCATGGAAACAAAGTTAAACGAAATTGGCGGGGACTTAAATGAAATGGACATGTTAGCAAGACGAGCGGAGGACTTTGCACGCGAATCCACGTTTACCGGAGAATCCGGACCATTGACACGTCTCTTAAACTCCGCACGGGACCACATTCCATTAACAAAGTTTCTTATTCCTTTTGTTAACACTCCCATGCAGATCCTTCACTTTGGATGGAGACGCACACTTCCTGGTATGTTAATTGAAGAAATTATGCCTCGGATTACGAAGGGGACTAAGAAATTTAAAGCAGAGTTTGAGGCGTTAGGTCCGATGGAACAAGCTGCACGAAGAGGTAGAATTGCGACAGCCGTAGGAACCACAGGCGCTCTTGCTTACTACGCTAATAACAACAGGGATAGCATTACTGGCGGTGGCCCTAGAAACCCTGCTGAACGTAAAGCCCTTGAAGCAACAGGATGGCGTCCGTATTCATTTGTTACAACGGATGATGAAGGTAATAAGACGTATGTGAGTTACCAAAGGGTCGATCCGTTTGCGACAATGATTGGAATTGTTGCTGACATTGCTGAGTTTGCTGAGATGAACCCAAGAAGTGAAGATGAGCTTTCGGAATCTATGAGCGCCTTGGCGTTCACCGTGGCTGAGAACATGACCGATAAATCATTCCTTAGGGGACTCAATAACGTCCTTAACATCTTTGCAGACCCTGAGACTTACATCCCGAAAACAGTGCGAGATATTGGAGCAGGAATGGCCGTTCCTATGTTCATTGACAAAGTTAAGGGATATGAAGGCGAACAGATGATCAGAGAGAACCGAAGTCTTTCAGATGCGATTCTCCGTAAACTACCGATAGCTGAAGAACGTGTTCCACCAAAAAGAACATTCCTTGGCGAAGCGGTGTATAGACAAAACCCATTAGGATTAGCCGGTATCTTCAATCCAATTTATGTGTCTAGTAAAAAGAACGACATCGTAGACGAAAAGATTCAAGATATGTTATATGGATTTAGCATGCCTAGTGCGAACTACTTGAACCACGCCGACACTGATATGCGTAAGTTCTATAACGAAAATGGACGCCAAGCGTTTGATCGTTTCCTTGAATTAACATCTACCACAAAGATTGCAGGAAGAGACCTAAGAACCGCTCTTAAAGCATTGTTTAAATCTTCCGCTTACCGCGCTGCTGAACAGAACTATCAATCGGCCTTTGAAGCCGGATCATCAGCCCTTGAAGACCCTAGAGTTCGTTTAGCAAAGATGGTTATCGGAAGATACAGATCTCTTGCCAAACGTGATGTTATTGCCGAATTCCCGGAACTACAACAAACCGTAAGGCAGATGAAGTTCCAAAGAGCCCAACTTAGAAACCCTATCCCAACCTTATAAAACACCATGCCAGCCACAAGTGGACTATCATTCTATCTATCCGACTTCTTAACACCCTCAACAGCCCAGAGCATTACCTATGGTATTGAAGCCCTCAGCAATGACGACATAACCGTAGTGTTTATCAACGGTAGTGACGTGCGTGTGGTTCTTACCAAGGATGTTGATTACACCGTAGACGCTCTTACAAAGACAGTCACTTGCACTGCTGCGACGTGGATTTCCTTAGCGTCTGTCAGTGCGGTTGTTGACTCTTCCTCAAAGCTAAGAATCTATCGGACAACCTCAGTGCTTCCTGTGATTGACTTTAAGTCAGGCGCTGTGTTAAGTGAAAGCGATCTCGATAACGCTTATAAGCAAGGTCTCTTTGCCGCACAGGAGATGACCGAGGATGCAGCCGATACGAACGCGGGCGTCCAAACAGTAACCACAGGAGCTATTGAAGCGGGGGCCGTTACGGGAAGTAAGATAGCAGCAGGTGCTGTGGATACGCTTCAGCTCGCTAACGCATCCGTAGACAACACTAAGCTACAGCCCGGAGCTGTTAACCAGTTAAACCTACAAGCAAGCTCCATCAACACCGCAAGCCTAGCTCTAGGTGCCGTAACACACGATAAACTTGCAGCCGATGCTGTTGAGACAGATAACATTAAAGATGCAAACGTAACACAAGCTAAGGTAGCCAAAGCCTCCAAAGCTAACATGGAGACCCAAAGCAGCACCGCTGGTGTTGTTACTCCTGACGTTCTTAAACACAGTCCGTTCTCTCCAAGGTGCTATGGGACAGTAGCTTATAGCTCAGGTTCCGCCACCTTAGCTACCGGTTCGTATAATGTTGCGTCAACATCAGAATCAGGGGACCAAAGAACAATTACGTTCACAGACGCTATGGACGATAATAATTATGTAGTGTTCGCTAACATGGAAACTAGCGGAGCTATGGGTGATAATCACTCTGTAACAGTTATGGCTAAAACCACCGCCGGGTTTACGATAGAATCGCAAGCTAACGTAGCGTCCACTACTAGTATTAACTTCATCGTCTTCGGAAGCACCTTTGCGTAACACAAGATATGAACTCCTCAGTCAATACACCCTTAGTAGGTATCACCGGATTGATTGCAAATATAACACTCGAACAAGTTAACACCACTGTGGCTATTGCGGTAGGACTCTCCACGTTGATCTATATGTTAATAAAGATACGACACCTCTTAAAGAATAACAAAAACAAACAATGAGCGACGAAAAAAGAAGCATCAAGATGGAGGGTCTACAAGACCTTCTCATTGATACATTCATCGATCAAATCAAGAATGGCGAACCTGCTCCTGCCTTGTTAAACGCTGCACGTCAGTTACTTAAGGACAATAACATCACAGCCAGCATCACTAAGGACTCACCCTTGGAGGCACTTGTAAATTTGCTTCCCTTCGAAGATGCGACTGATAAAGTTGTCAATGAATGAGTGACATCCCACCACAGCTTAAGGACTTCCGTAACTTCCTTTGGATGACATGGAACCACCTTACGCTACCCGCACCCACCCCTATCCAATACGAGATAGCCGAGTGGATGCAAAACGGTCCACGACGAGGTGTTATCCAAGGGTTCCGAGGTGTCGGTAAGTCATGGATCTGTTCAGCCTTTGTTGTCCACCAACTCCTCCTAGATCCACAAAAGAACATCCTGGTTGTCTCGGCATCCAAGAACCGCGCTGATGACTTCTCCACGTTCACCCTTAGGTTGATCCACGAGATGCCCGTGTTGGCTCACCTGATGCCCGGAGACAAAC